CTCCCCCAGGGCGAATGGCCCTCCCTTGGTGGCTAATCTCACACCACCTTCCCAGCGACCTAGGTCGCTGAGATCCAACCGCACTTGATGTCGTAGGTGCGGGGCCTACCGGCACGCTCGAGGTGTCCCTCTTCGGATGGGTGTGATCCCCTCTTCAGAAAGAACTTCTGCAGAGCCCCCAGACCGTCAAGTCTAGACTTTGGCAATCTAGGCACGATTCTCCAGCCCCTTACTAAGGGCTTAAAGAGACGTGGGCACTCTCGCTCAGTGTCATAACCGAGAAAGGAGTACCGACCCAAGCAAGGAGACGTAGGGAGCACAGCGGGAAACTTAATCAGTTTCTCGATGAGCCCGTCTAGGTGTTTGGCAGTTTCCCACAGCCCTGCGAGGAAGAAGTTATTCCTCAGAGCGACGGTGGACACCAGCTCCTTAACGTGCCTTCGTGATTTCGGGAGCAACTCTCTAACGCGGACTATCGAAACGTCCTCGCCAGAAAAGTACTCCTTCCCGCAAGACTCTCTGAAATTACCCGTCCAGAAAGACTTTCGGCGATTCACCTTGAAGCCATAGGTCTCAAGGGACTCGATCACGAAGCTGGTCATCGTGTTGGGAACAATGATATCGTCCCCATACACACGCACGCTGTCAGCATAATCATCGAGATCACGCCGACGTAACGGACGGTTAAGCGCCTTCTCAATCCCGGTAAAGACACAGGTAAGAAAAACCAGTGTCTCAATCGGAAAGCAAGTCGCTGAACCCATAGACGCGAACTTGGCAAGGCGTATAGCCTTTCCACGTACATCAGCCTTCCTTGAGCGCGTAGCATCCAAAGCTCGTGAGAGCCAGGGGTGTCGCGCAGTAAGCTCACGTACAAGCTGATTCGAGACCCTGTCTGATGCCTCGGAGAGATCCAAGGTAGCAAGCTCGCCGTTAAGCGAGCCGCCGGCGGCCATCCTCTGATTAGGAGTCTGGTCCCCGAGAGACACGAATTTGGACAGGATGGGATCCTTGTCCAACCCGACACGTATAGCTTCGAGCAAACCTTGCTGCATAAATTGCATTGCAGTGGGTTCAATCGCAATGACACGTGGGGTCGAGAGCGTCTTAGGAACGAGAACCACCTTAACAGGTCGCTCTCTTCCAGGTTCGAGGATGTCAACACGGTCTAGCTCCCCCCAGTATCTAGCTGAGGGTAGGATGTGGTCCAAAGCCGGGAATAAAGATTCCAGTCTACTGGGCCACTCGACCTGGTCATACTTTCGATTGGCCAACAGGCCGTCGGCGGTGATTCCAGGTCCGTGCCGTGGAACGATTCTGCCACTGAAGACCAGAAGGTCAACAGCAGAAAACAGAGAGCTACACAGGAGCCGACCAACCCGCCCAAAGCGGCTAAGATCGGAGCCCAAGAGCCTTTGATCGTTCTTTCTGACATCCTGCTCACACTCCAGAAACCGGCGTAATGCTGCGTCCTCCCGTTTGGGAGAGCAGCGAACGCGAACCTTGCCAAACATCAGCGTTAGCTGGCGCACGGCCTGGATCGCGTCCACGCAGGGATCTGCGAGTAAGCATCCGTTATCGGAGAAAACACGACAAAGGAAACCCCTCAAAAAGCAGGGGAGACCCCTCGATCGCCGGAAACCGGCGAACGAGTCGGAGGCCACAAAGCCCTGATCAAGACTTTTTTCGAAGTCCGAGCAGAATTGTGGCAGGGCAATCGTTATAAACGAGAGCCCCTCGTGTTTACTGCGCTCGCGAAGCGTTTGTGCGTCGCGAGCCGTGCTGACCTGACACCAGTTCCCGACTTCTTCGGAAACCTTTGTCCATAGCATCAACAGGCTTTTCACGCTACCTCCTAGTGAGGGACACGTCCTGGGCTGTGGGTGCTAATACCGTTCCGGCGGTCACCGAGGCGACCGCCGGACAAGACTGTTAAACCGAATGACCCTGAACGAGAAGAGCCTTAGCATTCGAACTTGCAGTCAGGTAGGTCAGAAAACCTGCCAGAGTGTCAATCTCTTGTGCTGAGGTGAACCCGAAAATGGGTCGATCGATGATGAGCTGACACCTCATGAAGACCAGATTGTAATTGGCCGGAATGTAGGGATCAGCTGCCAGGACGTTGCGCGTGAAAGACAGAACAGAACGATCTCTCTTCTTCGCATCGTGAGATACGAAGAGAGAGTAAAGATCGTCTGCCGTCTTCCACTCTGCAGCGCGCGCGTTCGGATAACCCGTACGCGCCATAGCCTGAGCGCCTGCCGTTGGCAGGGTAACAGTCTCCGGATCAGAAAAGCCCACAGCGATGCTCCTTGCAGGCCGTCGTTTAGACGGCATAGAGGTGGAGGGTGTTGGCTAATGCCGCGACAAACCAAGTGCGGCAATAATCGCCAACTGCCTCGCAGTGAGATCTGCGAGGTTAATACCGAAACCGTAAGGGGTACCCTGCCGGCGAACTTTCACTGTAGTAGTGAAAGTCTGGGTCAGGTGCGGAATGTGATACCCAGTGGGTGTCACGTCCAACATGTCATAAGTTACTTCCCTGATGGTTGTTTCCATCATGTAACTATATGGCATTACCTCTCCGTCGAGAGCGAACGCGGAAAAATTGCTAATTACATTTCCGGTGTTCGAGAACCAATCGACGGCCCAGCTCCAAGGCGTTAGGTTCCAGACGACATCTGGGGTAATTTTCACTCCATAAAGTCGCTGGAGCCTCTGGAGATGCCCCTTCCACGTAGCCAGATTCGCCGGATCCACTTCGGCGTGGTACGTGAAAGCTCCAGAGAACCATCTTTTACGTATGACCTTATCGGTCTTAACAACGTGAAAGATGTTATTTCCGCCTTGCCAGAGACCAGGAAGAGCAATTGCCGGGACTGGCGCCCCGTCATATTGCGTTTCCTCCAAGACCTCGGACACAGGGAAGTTGAAGTGCCTCCGAACTCTTTTACCGGAATCACGCAAAAACTGATCCATTATGGCATCGCCATGACGGAACGCGTGAAGCCACTTTTTGAAATCGGAGATCATCGGTTTCCAGCCAAATTCCCAGTTGAGGAACTCCTTCGATCCTCTTTTGAGGGTAGAACGAGCTCGACGCCGGAAAAGCTCTTGACCGATGAGCCTTGGGAAACCTTCTCGGAGTTCACCGAAAAAGGTTGCCAAGGACACTGCCGGATTCGTCGGGTTCAGCCTAGCGATAGCTGTAGTTCCGAGGGCGTCTAAGACCGATGAGGTCGAAGGCGACACGGGAAAATTGCTTTCGAGGCTGAACTGAGATGTGTCATATGCAGGGTACAGACGGCCTTTAAAGAAATTGCTGTCGTGCGCGCTGCCAGACCACATCTCCAGGTACGGGCTGTTAGTTGAATGCCCGGAACTGATTGTGAAAAATTCACCGCCGATATCCGCACTACCTTTGCCTAAGAGGCGAACGTAGTGACCTTCCGACTCAGTAACCTGAGTCGAATGCAAGTTCCCGTAAGCAGTGGTGGAAGAGTTGAAGAAAGGAAATAATTGACTCTCCACTCCATACTTATGAACGTCCGAGTGAAGAACTCGGGTACGTTCTCTGCGGGACAGCACCTGTGTAGCTCCTTACGGTATAGACAAAGGCAGGGGGCTTTGTGCACTGCATGAAGTGTGTCTGCCAGCACGTGGGGGGCCCTGAGG